TGATCCTGATCTTAAACAAGGAGATGATCCTCTTACTCCTATTAATCAAAAATTTGCAACTCTTCAAGATTTAGCTTCAAACTATAGACTTTTTGTAAACAGAGTTGAACAGCAATTATATACTATCGGTGGCGGTGGTGCTGCGTTCATTCATGATCTTGATGATGTTGATTTTGATCGAACTACAGGAACTAATAAACTTCTAATTTATGATGGCACTCAGTGGGTTGGTATTGCAAGTACAGCCTTAGGTGGAAGCACTGGTGTTGGTGGTACTGATTTTATATCTGGTATTGCTGCTACATTTAGTAGTAAGGTAACTACTGATTTTCTTGCTGGTATTGCTGCTACATTCAGTGGTAATGTAACTGTCGGTGGAACGATAACCTATCAAGATGTAACTCATCAAGATGTTCTTGGTATTAGTACGTTCCAACAAGGTGTTCAAATACTTAATAATGGTTTAAGTGTAAACACAGGTATTGTTACTGTTGTTCCTCCAAGTGGTATCGGAACAGTTAGGATTGGTGCAGGTGATACCACCCTTTATGTGGATGGTGATGCTCGTATAGTTGGTATCCTCACCATAGGTAGATCATCCGTAACCATTGATGGTACTACTAATAAAATTACGGTTGGTGATGAAGATGTTATTATCTCCAATTCAAGTGTAACTATTGGTGATAATGTAACCATTCAGGCTGGTGCTTCTGGTATTAACTCTGCACCGAATGTTTTTTATGTTGCAAAAGATGGTAGTGATTCTAATAATGGAACATCAATTGATAATGCCAAATTAACTATTGGTAGTGCAGTAGGAGTAGCAACATCAGGTTCTACTATTAAAGTTCTCTCTGGTAATTATCAGGAAACCAATCCTATTGA